TCCAAATGAAAAATTATTGGAAAACGCTCAGAACATGGGCAATCCTATAGTTACATTCCAACTAGATAATGAAACACTTTCTAAGTTGAAAAAAGCTGCATCTGCCTTCGGTCATTCTGATCTGGTAGTAACTAAATCTGAATCAGGTATTAAGCTTACTGTTTCAGACGTAGAAAATAGTACAGCAAATAATTATTCGATCGATGTCCCAGGTGACGTCACGGCCGAAGATCCTATTCTTGTACTGAACATCAACAACCTAAAAATTATTCCTGGTGACTACACAGTTTCTATCTTAGATAAATTGTTTGCTCATATCAGTAATGATAATATACAATACTGGATCGCGTGTGAAAAAAGTAAATCAAAAATTTAAATCTAAAAACCCAAAGAAAGAAAAAAGTATGTCTGAAGATAAAGAAAAAGACGAAATCATTTACAATCTAAGTAATAGGGTTGCTCGTAGTACGATTGCTGTTATTGATACAGTGTCGAGTCGTGGTGGTTTTAAAGGCGAAGAGTTAAGTACTATTGGCCAGCTCCGAGATCAATGTACCCAAATGGTTGGCGTATGTGAATCACGCGCGCAAGAAGAAACTGAATAAAACATACAAATATATTATGAAAGCTTAATACATGAGTGATAATTTCCTCTTTGTCGAGAAGTATCGACCGAAGACTATATCTGAGTGCATACTACCTAAGGGAATTAAAAAGACATTCCTTTCCATTCTAGATAATTCTGAGATTCCGAACATGATGTTCACTGGATCTCAGGGTGTAGGTAAAACGACTGTTGCCAAGGCATTATGTAATGAACTTGGTTTAGATTATATACTCATCAACGGATCAGAAGAAGGTAATATCGATACCCTTCGTGGTAAGATTAAACAATTCGCCTCTTCGGTTTCGTTAATGGGTGGGTATAAAGTAATCATTCTCGATGAGGCCGATTACCTCAACCCGCAATCTACACAACCCGCACTTCGTGGTTTCATCGAAGAGTTTAGTAACAATTGTAGGTTCATCTTTACTTGTAACTTTAAAAATCGTATTATTAAACCGTTGCATTCAAGATGTTCGGTGTTCGATTTCTCTATACCAAATAAAGAAAAGCCGGTTCTGGCCAGTGAGTTCTTTGCTCGTCTACAGAAAATCGTAAAAGACGAAGGCCTTGATATACCAACTCCTGGTTTAGTTCTATTAATCGAAAAACATTTCCCTGATTGGCGTCGTGTTCTAAATGAAATGCAACGATACGGTATCACAGGCGATACCGCTTCTGAAGTGTCGAGTATAAACAACGATAACTTTAAAGAGTTAATGTCGATCTTGAAAGACAAAAACTTTCGTAAGATGCGTAAATGGGTAGTAGATAATATAGACCTTGAAGCATCGGCGGTGTTTCGTAAGGTGTATGATACGGTGTATGACTACGTCACGCCCGCGTCTATACCAGAAATCATCGTGGTCTTAGCTGATTATCAGTATAAAGACGCGTTTGTCGCTGATCATGAATTGAATACCGTAGCGTGTTTGACTCAGATCATGGCATCGGCGGATTGGAAATGAACCCATTCGAGTATTTAAATAGTATTAACGTCACCAAGATAGATATAATGACTGATAATGATAAAGAGAAGGGTTATAATTCTTTTATCATTAATCGGTCGTTATCCTATTTTCAGGATACGATTCACCTCGCAAATGAAATGAATCATTATTCGGGTCTAGACAACCGGCTCAAATACGATTTCTTTATAAATACAATTAGAAAGAGAAAAAGGTTTAGTAAATTTATGAAACCTGAAACCTCTTCTAATATTGATGTGATTAAAGATTATTATAATTATTCTGATGAAAAAGCCAGACAAGTTGTAAACCTTTTTGATGTCGATCAAATAAATATATTGAAAAACAGGATGGAAAAAGGTGGAACAAGATCTACAGCAAAACACAAAGTTTAACTGGTCTCCGGCAGAAATGCTTGAGATTACGTTAAACGAGCCTAACGATTTTCTAAAGGTAAAAGAAACTCTCACACGTATAGGCGTCGCATCTAAAAAAGATAATTCTTTATATCAATCTGCTCATATACTTCATAAGCAAGGTAGGTATTATATTATACATTTTAAAGAACTCTTTCTTTTGGACGGTAAAATCTCAAATATTTCTGAAAACGATATCGGTCGTAGGAATACTATTGCTCAATTACTCGGTGATTGGGGTTTAGTACAAATAGTTGATAAGGTTAAAGTCGGCGCATTGACAGCCCCTCTCAGACAGATCAAAATTATACCGTTTAAAGACAAAGACAAATGGTTATTGAAATCTAAGTATAACATTGGCATCAATAAAAAAGTTGATTAAACATTGTTACCTGAATTACCAGATCGTTATTTATTTTTAGATGAGAAGATAGATGTTAGCCATATGACTTGGGAACGAATGTTCAAGTTTATGGATACTCATCCTAGGGATCATCTTACTAATAAATCTGATTTGGGTTCAATAGCTTTATTAAAATGTGATAGAAGAGGGTCTTTCCCAAAAATAGGTGGTAAAGATATAGTTCATGAACTACAGGAAATGTTTCCAAATACAAACATAACTGCTCATATCTTTTTTGGTTTAACGACTGAGCATTCAACGTTTGGAATCCATCGCGACGTCATGTCCGTATTGTATCTGCAAATATTAGGAACAGTTAATTGGGGAATATACAAACCTAAAAATGCTGATAGTATAACAGACGTACTTAGACCCACGCACGCTAAAGAAGTCGAAAAACATTTACTACAGCCCGGGCAGATGGTATGGAACCCAAGAGGAACATTTCATCATGCTGAACCGAATGGCACAAGAATGGGTATATCATTCGGTATTGAATATGATAAGGAATAAATTATGAATAATATAGACACATCCTTCTTGATGAAGCCTGAGCCTGAAAAGACGAATGCGCCTTATAATGGACAAGGTTGGGGTTACTTAGATCCTAATAATGAATCTGTATTTAATTGTTGGAAACAAATTTTCGACATAATCAAAGCCCCGAAGACTATTACTGAAGTAGGTTTCTTTGCCGGGCATTCTGCGACTACGATGATGAGCCTTTGGCCGAAATCTAAGTTAACTTCTTATGATCCAGGATCCTTCGCGAGAAAAGCTTATCATGCCGTCGCCAGTAAATTCGAACATCAATTTAAATTTATACCGTATTCTCTTAATGAAGCGGCGAATGTACCTACGGTAGCTGATCTATTATTCATTGACGGATCTCATTCGTATGATAAGGTTGTCATTGATATATCTTATATTGATATCATTAAACCTAAGTATGTGGTATTTGATAATATAGAACTACAAGATGTCAGGCGAGCTTTCAAAGAAGCTGGATACATGAAAAAAGATATGAATCCAAAATATTTCTTCTACACGTGCGCGCACAAGGGTAGTATCGCACCAGGAATAATGGCGCTAATAAAAATTTAGTCCTTAAAACTATTTACATTACGTTAGATATATGATATAATAAACTATAATATGAACACGAGGTGACAATGTCTAATTTCTATACATCGGTAAATCGATACTCAAACAATATCCTTTATCGTGGATACGACGCTAACGGTAATGCCGTATCAGAGAAAATCAAATTTAAACCCCGACTATTCTATAATTCTTCTGAACCTTCGCAGTATAAATCTTTGATGGGGCTTAATCTCAAGCCTAAAGATTTTAATTCTATGCGTGACGCAAAGGGTTGGATCGACCAGTATAAAGATGTTTGGGATATCCACGGCACTACGAATTATGTACATCAATTTAATACTAAACGTTTCCCTAACGATATAAAATTCGATAAAGATAAAATCAATATTATGATCTTCGATATTGAGGTTGCTTCCGCTGACGGTTTCCCTTATCCTGAAACAGCAAATGACGAAGTGATTAGTATCGCGGCCAGAACTAGTAACGATGGTATGTATTACATCTGGGGTCTAGGTGATTACGATATCTCTAAGTGCGACCTAGAACCTGATACGTTTCGTTATGTCAAATGCAAATCTGAATTAGATCTATTGACAAAGTTTATTAATTGGTGGAATAACCCTAACCATACACCTGACGTATTGACAGGCTGGAACATAGAATTCTTTGATATACCTTATCTTATTAATCGCGTATGTAAAATCTTTGGTGAAGAAGATACTAAATTGTTCTCGCCATGGGGTATTATCAATGAACAAACCGTAACTAAATTTAATCGCGAACAGCAGAAATATGAATTAGTCGGTATCCAAACTCTAGATTACTGGAAACTCTTTACTAAGTTCGGTTACTCGTACGGTCCACAAGAATCATATTCCCTTGATCACATTTCAAGTGTAGTTCTTGGCGAAAACAAATTATCGTATGAAGAACATGGTTCTTTGCATTCGTTATATCTAAATGATTATCAGAAGTTTATTGATTATAATATTAAAGATGTTCAACTCGTCCAGCGCATAGACGAAAAGATGGAATTGATTGCCTTGGCTATGACGATTGCTTATAAGGCTGGTGTGAATTATACCGACACTTTTGGTACCACCGCGATCTGGGATTCAATCATATACCGTAAACTAAATAATCAGAATATTATAGTTCCGCCTAATGATACTAAATCAAAAGGTAAATTCGCGGGTGGGTACGTCAAGGATCCGGTACCTGGTCTTTATGATAACGTAGCTTCTTTCGATTTGAACTCATTGTATCCTAACATTATTGTTCAATACAATATTAGTCCGGAAACTCTAATAACAACTGAACGTTATTATGAAGGTGTAGATACCTATCTCGAAAAGGCTGTACCACCTCATCCTAAATATTGTAACACCGTTAATGGTACACTATACTCTAAAGAAAAGCGTGGATTCCTACCAGAAATTATTATAGATTATTATGACGAACGTGCAGCCATTAAAAAGATTATGTTAGCGGCTGAATCTGATTATCAAAAGAATCCTACATTCGAACTTGAAAAAGAAATTAGTCAATTACATAACAAGCAGATGGCCATTAAGATTCTTATGAATAGTATGTATGGAGCGTTGGGCTCTCAATACTTTAGATATTTTGATATACGACTGGCCGAAGCTATTACACTCACTGGGCAATATTCTATTCGTCTTGCTGAACGTGCAGTGAATACCGAACTGAATAAGTTACTTAATAATAAAAAAGATTATGTGATCGCGATTGACACAGATTCTGTATATATAAACTTTAATGACTGGGTTAAAAAGTTCAACCCACCAAACCCTATGGAATTTCTCGACAAGACTTGTTCCGAACACTTTGAAAAGGTTATAGCAAAAGAATATGATAAACTTAAAACAAATACCAACGCATACGAAAACCGCATGTGGATGGGCCGTGAAGTCCTCGCTGACAAAGGTATTTGGACAGCCAAGAAACGGTATATTCTCAATGTACACAATTCCGAAGGTGTACAATACAAAGAACCAAAGCTCAAGATCATGGGCATCCAAGCCATTCAATCGAGCACACCGCATGCTATTCGTGAGAAGCTCAAAGAATCGTTCAAGATTATTATATCTGGTTCTGAGCCTGACACTCAAAAGTTTATCGCCGAAGCTAAATCTGAGTTTAAGAAGCTAAGGCCCGAAGAGTTAGCGTTTCCACGCGGTATTACTGAAATAAAGAAGTACGCCGACCGCAGAACTATATACAAAAAAGGTACACCGATTCATTGTCGTGGTTCTTTACTCTATAATAAAATGGTTAAAGATCTTGGCCTTACTAAGAAGTACGAGCTGATACAAGGTGGAGATAAGGTAAAGTTTGTGTACCTTAAACTTCCTAATGTCCTACGTGAAAATGTAATAGCTTTTAAAGATTACCTACCACCAGAATTTAATCTTGAAAATAATATAGATTATAACACGCAATTCGATAAGGTATTTAATAAACCCTTAGAGCCTATCCTTGCCGCTGTCAAATGGACTGCCGAAGAGAGTATCAATTTCGAAGATATGTTTGGCTAATACTGTAACATAAATGTAACAGTACAAAATATAATGCACTTGGATTGAAATTAAGTGTTTACAATCACACCAAAGTATGATATAATAGACCTATCAAAACAACAAAAGGACTATTATATGACTAAATTTTCACAAAACGACTTCACATACGACGGAACTTACCTGATGTATAAAGGCAATTTTGATGGAGCACAGTTAATGACTGATGTTCGTCCTGATTGTCATCCATCATGGATAGGAAAACTTAAGCCAGCATTCGTTGCACGGTTTAAACGTGGCGGAATGTGTGATTTCAAAAACTTTCTTATCAAAAACTTTACGTGCGAAGAATATTTTTTCGCTATACGTAATAACGTAACCCCATTTCAAACATTACGCAATAAGGGTTATGTTGATCCTAGAGTAAAATGTTTAACGAATGAAGGAGTATAAAATATGTCTATATCAAAAATGCATAAAACTCAAAGTGGCGCTATAGTAATTGGTAAATATTTTACTGATTGCGCCGGCGATATGTTAGAACTTGAACGTCAAAAAGTTATTATCAAAGAAATGAATAAGAAGTTTCCTAAAGTAGATGGAAGCCATAGACAATTTTATATAAGACTCAAGGGCCGTTCAGATGGTGCTTCGCGTTTCGATGCTTGTAAAGAATATTATCGTAATAAATACGAAGGTATTTCTGATAGAGTAATCAAAAGAATGGCTGCACAATCTATGCCTGTCGAATGTTCTAAAGTATTAGTAGCATATCTTGATTATAGATTATCAGCCGCTAAGTGTAATCAACAATCTCAATCTATTTTTAATTAAACGGGAAATTATATTATGACAAACAATCTTACCATTAAAGAAATGAAAAATATTTTAGATAACAATTTAATTGATACTTGTACATCTGAACATAAACAACAAGTTATGGATTTTGCATTTGGAGCTGATTTTATGGCTTCATCTGATAAAGGCGAACTTGTACATTATTAAATGATTTAATTAGAATAAATCTATTTACAAATTGAATGATTTAGTATATAATAGTATATACGATAACAAATTGAAAAGAATAAGGAAATTATATTATGCACGAAATGGAAACAATGGCTTACAATGTAGCTGAAAAACCTTGGCACGGCCTAGGTCAACCTGTCTCAAACGATCTTACCTCTAAAGAAATGATGGTAGCATCTGGTACAGATTGGACGGTTCACGAAGTTGAATCATTCGCTGAATTTGAAGGTGAAAAAATCTCTACTGGCACAAAGTCTTTAATTAGATCTACGGATCATAAAGTTCTTACTAACGTAGGACCTGATTGGAAACCTGTTCAGAACGAACAAGCTTTCGAATTCTTCTCTGATTATGTCGACGAAGGCAAAATGACTATGGAAACCGCTGGTTCACTCAAAGGCGGAAAGAATGTATGGGCACTAGCTAAAGTTCAAGATTCATTTGAATTATTTAATGGCGATCAAGTTGATTCATATCTTCTCTTCTCTAATCCTCACGAGTACGGTAAAAGTGTTGACGTAAGATTTACGCCTATTCGCGTTGTGTGTCAGAACACTTTGAGTCTTTCATTAGAACAAGATTCTAAAAATAGAGTTAATT